CAATTGTCGGATAAGGAACTGGCGGAGCAATACCAGGCCACCGCGACCGCAGATGCGATTTACATCGATAGGCAAGTGCTGGAACCGGAGGAAGTGGCGATTAACCGATTCGGATCCGATGGGTTGAATCTGCTGGATATGACTATCGATATAGAACGCCGCCGGAAGTATCTGGAAGAATTGTCGAAACAGCCCATCGATCTGGATGAGCCGGACGATGACGACGACGACGAAGCAGACACCGGCAATCCGGACGATATCGACACCGGGGCGCCTGACGATGAACCCGGGACCGAGGACGAGTAACGATGGCACGCCGGAAGGGTGCGCGGCGCCGGTTATCTAAACTCAATACCCGCCGCCTGGAAACCTCCCACGCCGCACGGCTGCAGATGCACTTGACGCCATTGCGCGATCACATTGAACGATTGCTGGAACCGTCGCTCGAGAGTTTCGTTAGCGAAGCCCGCGCCGACGATATTACCGACGTGATCAGTGCCGTATTCGGACGGATACGTGTCTCCTTCGCCGCACAATTCAGCCCCAAGCTACTGGAACGCGATATCACCCGATCCGCCGAGCAGATTGCCAGCGCCGGCGGGGATGTGCACCGGGCACAATTGAAAACGGTGCTGGGCGTTGACCCGGTGCAGGCCGAACCATGGATCGAGCGTGAGGTTAATACGTTTGTGAAGGAAAACGCCTCCCTGATATCGACCCTGCCGGACGAGGCAATCTCAAACATCGAACAGATGATATTTCGTGAAGGCCGCCGTAAGTCCAGTGTCCAGGAGATACGCCGCAAGATTCAGGATGAGTTGGGCGCCACCGAAAACCGGGCGCGATTGATTGCGCAGGACCAGGTGTTGAAGTTCAACAGCAAACTAACGGAACTGCGGCAGACCGGCGCCGGCGTTGATGAGTATATCTGGCGCGACAGTGACGACGGAAAGGTCCGGCCCCGACACCATTTTCTCAACGGCAAAAAGTTCAAATGGTCCGAACCGCCTGTCACCGTGACCAGTGGCAAGCGCGCCGGCGAGCGCAATCACCCAGGGCAGGACATTCATTGCCGCTGCTGGGCGGAACCTGTTCTGGATAATCTGATTCCGGGGATCTGATGTATATTCCGGGTCGATATGGGTGAAATGCGGTATATTCCCGTCTATGATTTGTAATAGCTGACAAATAGTGCTTTAATTTTGACCGATGCCCAAGCGATTTGACATAGCAACGCTCGAAAAGCCGCAGATTGACCACAATGGTTTTCTGACGGCCAAGGCGGTTCTGACCCGAACTGGCGTGTTTGAATACCGTCGCGCCGATGGCACCCGCACCCGCGAATTGCGCGCACCCGAAGAAGTTTTCAACAAAGACTCACTCGAAACCCTGACACATCGACCCTTCACCGATGGGCATCCGGTACAGGGACGGGTCACCGCCAAGAATGCCCGGCAACTCCAGCGCGGCATGGTGATCTCGAATCCCGAGGTTGATGGCAACCTGGTTCGTGCCGATATTCTGGTCACCGATCAAGGGTCCATCGATAAAATCATGCGGGAGAAAAACCCGGTCCGTGCAATTTCCTGCGGATACGATATTGATCTCGTCAAGAAGGACGGGGAATTCGAAGGCGAGCGGTTCGATCACGAACAAACAAAAATCATCTATAATCATGTTGCATTGGTTCCACGTGGACGCGCGGGTCCGGAAGCACGATTACGGGTTGACGCAGACGACGGCGCGGTTGAGGATATCGATATCGAGCTGGATGAAACCGACAAACACAAAACTGAACACAAAGAGGATCATGTCATGACTATCCGAATCAAACGTGATGCAATCAAAACCACATCATTCAAGCAGGACGCTTTTGTCGTGACCGTCACCGACGACGATGCCGAGGAAGGCGTTAAACCTGCGCTCCTGGCGCTCGATGCCGCTATCGCACATATCAAGGTGCTGGAAGGTGACCTGTCCGAGCAGCGCGGTCGCATCGATGAACTGGTTGAAAAGGCCGAACTGCCGCCGGAAAAATTGACCCTGATGGGTCAGGAACGCGCGGACCTGTTGGGTGTTGCCTATCATGTCGGACTGTCGAATGTGGAAACCCTCCGCAATGACGAAATCAAGAAAACCGTTGTTCATACCGTCAGCCCGAAACTGAATCTCGATGGGCCTGAGGTTGATCAGTCGTATATCAATGGGCGTTATGACAGCATTGTCGCTAATATCCAGAAGAATCATAAAGCGGTTAAGTCCATGGCAGAACTGCGACAAATCGCGCGGACCGATGACTATCGCTCCGATGATGACGAAGAAGAATTCGCTCCACGTGATAAGTTCAAAGCCGACACCGAGAATATGTGGATGGGCGAAGAAGAACGGAAGCAGTTGAACAGTTAATCACGGCTGAACGGTTAATCACGGCGCAGGCCGCTAACAAACGAACATTTGAGGGTGCCGACATGACACAACTTGACTATAACGACCAGAACGCGATCCCTGCTGTCAAAGGCGGACTCGCCGATTCAGGGTTTCATGACATTGTTGGCGCAAATTCTGATGCCGATACTAACTTCGGGATCGGCCTGGCGCTGACCGCCGTTGAAGGGAAGGTCGCTATTCCCGCTGCTGCCAGCTTCAAGTTTGCCGGGGTTTCCGTGCAGACCAACAAAGCAACGCCGCGCGCCACCGGGATCGCACTCTATGAGGCGGACGAGGAATTCTCCATGTTGCGGAAGGGTCGCATCTGGGTCTATGCCGAAGAGGCCGTCGATCCGACGAAGGCGGTATTCCTGCGGCATACAATCAATTCAACTTTGCTACCGGGCGACTTCCGGACAGATATCGACACCGCAAACGCGGAGGATATTTCTGCCTTCGCGCGCTGGGTCAGTACCACGACCGCAGCCGGCCTGGCAATGCTTGAAATTAATGCGCCTTAATTAACGCGCGACAACTGGTGAGGAGTTAAGGCCATGAAAGAAAAAACACGATTCGTCAAGCGGGGCATGCGCGTCCTTGATCAGTTGCAGCATGAGGATGATCTCGGTTCCCGCACGGATGCCGGGGAATCCATGTTCTTCGAGCGACAACTGGAATCGATCGAGTCACGAATTTATCTGAAGAAATTCCGTGAGCTGAAATATCGCGGTCTGATTCCCGTCTCCAATCGGGACGCACCCGGATCGTCTGTGGTGGTTTACTACCTGTACACGCAGATCGGCATGGCGAAAATCATTGCCAATCCTGCCGACGACCTGCCGCGGGCAGATGCCTACGCAACCGAGCACACCGCGAAGGTGTTCTCCTTGGGTGAATCCTTCGGGTATAGCACCAAGGAACTGCGCCGGGCCTCGGTAGCAAACACGCCGCTGGAAATGTTGAAGGTCGATGCACTGCGCCGGGGTTTCCGTGAAAAGGAAAGTTCCATCGCCTGGAACGGTGACACCGAGCACAGCATTGTCGGGATCTTCGATAACCCGAATATTCCGCAGGACCAGGCGCCATTGAACGCAGGTTCAACCTCCCGCCTGTGGGCTGCGAAAACACCGGACGAAATTCTGGCCGATATCAGTTTCATTACCGGTCAGATTTCCGATGTGACAAATGATGTGCATGAGGCAAATACCCTGTGTATGCCGATCCCGCAATACAACCTGATCGCCAAGACTCCGCGTTCGCCGACCACCGACACCACGATCCTCGGTTTTATCATGGATCCTAATAACGGTTATGGCCTGGACCGCGTTGAAAAACTGCCGGAATGTAATGCTTCGGGCCCCGGCGGTGAGGATTTGATGCTAGCCTATGAGCGCGATCCGGAAGTGCTGGAACTGCGTATCCCGATGGAACTGCAATTGCTGCCACCGGAACGCCGGAACCTGGAATTTCTGGTGAATGCTGAATCAGAAATCGCCGGCACGGTTGTTCGTTATCCGTTAGCTATGCGGACCATGTACGAAATCTGAGGAAATTATTTCAGATACGATATGACCCGCAGGCCACTATGACCTGCGGGTTTTTATTAACAACGGAGGAACTGCCATGTTCGTATATTACAAAGGTGCCAATCAGCACAGTGTCTCTGCTGGACCCAAGTTTCGGGTTGTATTGAATCCGGGCCGCAATGAGGTCGACGATAATGTCTGGGCTGCTATCGAAAAAACGGCCAAGGATCTGAATGAAAAAGGCGGCATCACGCGCCTGAAAAAGGAAGGGATGATCCTTGTTTTCAAAACCGAGGCCGAGCACGATGCCGCCATGAGCGGGGACGCCGAGGTACTCGATATCTCTGAAATGAACCAGAAGAACGCGATTGAAGTCGTTGATGCCGAGGTCAGCGACGAAAACCTGCTGGACTTCATTGATCAGGAAACAAATGGCAAGAAACGCGAAAAGGTGCTCGAGGCCATTAACGCGCGGATCGATCTGTTGAGTGGTCCTGATGGCGCTAGCAACGCTTGATGACGTCAAGGCCATAGCCGGCAAGGATGATAATATTCAGGCACTGCATGCGTCTGACCCTGTTGTCATCTTTGCCATTAATCTCGCCGAGAAAATGGCACCCGAGGGAAAATTCAAAACCCTCACACTCGAAGCACAGACCTATCTAGCCGCACACCTGATGAGCCTGGCGAACACCGTTGCCGGTGGTCAGGGTCCGTTATCCTCCGAAACAATCGGCGGCATATCTCAAGCGTTCACCCTTCCCTATTTGAACCAGACGACCGTGATTGCCTCAACGCAATATGGCGTGATGTATTTGGAAATGATGCGATCCGTTGTTGTGCCGGTCCGCACAATAAAACCGAAATGAGGGCAGATCATGGGTACACGACACATTCTCGATGAGGTCGCTGATGACAGCGACAAAACGATCGTTGTAGCGGCAGACCGCCGACTCAAACTCTATTATGGGCAGGTGACGCTGGTATCAACCGGCAGTGCAGGCAATCGGCAGATGGCGCTGGAAGTGCTGGATGATTCTGCGAAGTTGGTTTATCGGTCCCTGGCCGGTGCGACCCAGGCGGCTAGCCTGACGCGTGAATATCATTTCGGGCCGAATGCGGTCCGGGAGAGTGCATTTGTAAATGGGCAGATCATGGTACCCACGCCGCCGGACCTGATTCTAATACCCGGCTGGACGCTGCGGATCTATGATACGGCGGCCATCGATGCGGCGGCTGACGATATGACGGTCTCCCTGGTCATCGATGATCGTGAAATGCGGCGCTTTGATATCGATGCGGGATAATGATCAAGGCCTCCGTTACCGTCGAGGATAACGATCTGGGCATGGATGCCCTGATCCGGGAGATCCACAACGACGCGAGTCACGTGGATATCGGCGTGCATGCCGATGAGGAAAACACCCTGATCATCATTGCCGGCGCTAACGAATTCGGCGCGACAATCAATCACCCAGGCGGCACCGCTTACGGTTACCGGACACCCGAGGACGCGAAGAAACACCGCATTCGATTCCTGAAAGGCGGGACCGGGTACCGCGTGATCGGTAAGACCAAGCCACACACGATCATCATTCCCGCGCGATCCTATATCCGCAGCACCATGGATGAACAATCCGAGCGATTTTTGAAGGGCGCCGATGGGTTGATCGGCATGGTCATCGATGGCGATATCAGCAAATATCAGGCACTGGAACGGATGGGGTTATTAATTGAAACAGAAATCAAGAAAAAGATCCGCACGCTTCGAAACCCGCCGAACGCTCCTGCGACTATCAAGGCGAAGGGCGGCAAGGATAACCCACTAATCAACAAGGGGACGCTGGTCGGGTCAATCCGTTATGTGGTTAAAACGGCCACAGACCGCGTTTTAGGGGGTGATTGATGGCGGTGGTTGAAGTCGTTCGGGTCCGAGCAAAACCCTGTATCCGTGAACGTCCTGGCGCCACGGTCCGAAATGAGGGGTATGCCGCGAAAGGGACGCCGGTTCCCACGGACATACAGGCCCATATTCAGCCGTTATCCGCGCAGGAAATTCGGGATCTCCCGCCTGGTCAAAATGCGATCGACTGGCGGAATATTTGGAGCGAGTCCGATTTAGCCTTGAATGACAGGATCACCCGGGCCACCGGTGGCGATACCTTCACCGTGAAACGAACCGAATACTGGGAGGAGGGGCAATTCTATCGGGCCGCCGCCGTGATTGTGAGGGATACGGTATGACCCTAAGTGTAACAACCGATCACGCGCTGATCCGGAAAACGATCCGCGATTGGCTGCAGACCTATAGCGGCCTGGCGAATGTCGACTATGCCGATCAAACCGTATCGCGCGCCGTGAAGCCCTATGCCACGATCCTGATCACCAGTTCCGGGGTGAAAACCGGCCTCGATGAGCATCGCGAGACGTTTGATGTACCCAGTGACGTGATCCAACGCATCACCGCCGGGCCGCGTTTGATTTTTGCGCAGTGTGAGGTTTACACCGAACCGGCTGCCGATCCGAATACCCTGGAGGCGGCGGAAATTCTGGAAAACGCCTTGTTAGCACTGGAGACTGTCACGGTTCAAAATACGTTCCGGGCTGCAAAAATAGGCCTGATGGGTCATACTCCTATAGTCCGCATGGACGAACAACTCGGCGAACGATGGGAACGGAGAGCGTTATCGGATGTGACATTCAGCTACAGCGGCGAGATGTTTGACGATGGCCTGACCGGTGAGGCTGGTAACTGGGTTGAATCAGTTGAGATACCGACAGAAGAAAACGGCAACGCGACCTATAATGAATGAGAGGAATTGAGCCATGACAGAAATTGCTGATGTAATCCAGGTTACGGTAAACGTGGCCGACACCCGCGTCACGCAGGCCGGTTTCGGAACGCCGTTAATCTTTGATCTGATTCCGAACACCGTCTTTGCAGCGCGTGTTCGGGAGTATACAAACATCGAGGCGGTTGCCGTTGATTTCGCCGCGACAACAAAAGTCTATAAGGCGGCTAACGCCATATTCTCACAGGCGCGCGCGCCGATTTCTCTCAAGGTGGGGCGCCGCGAGGCCGGTGATGCTGATATCACCGCCGCGTTAAATGCTATTCAGGCCGAGGATTCAGACTGGTATTGCATCATTTCCCCCTACAAAGTCTCCGCGGACATTCAGTTAATTGCGGCATGGGTTGAATCACAAACGAAGATTTTCCTCGGTGCCAGTGAGGATGCTGACGTATTAACAGCGGTCGACACCGATATCATGTCTGTCCTGGAAGGGCTGGCCTATAACCGCACCGGCTACAAATGGCATCACCAGGCCGGCGTTGATGTAACCGCCGCCGGTTATACCGTTACAAGCGGAGTGGCCACGATCAACGAAACCGCGCACGGTTTGCGGGTAAATGATCCGGTGACGTTCGATACATCAAGCGGCGCCTCCATTGACGGCAATAACACGGTGGCCACGGTGGTCGATGCGGATAACTTTACCTGCGCGACAACCGCTATCGATGAAGCAGGACCGGCCACGGTTGATTATTTCGCGCGTTATACCTTCCCGGAGGCTGCATGGGCCGGTTACATACTACCCAGCGATCCCGGTTCGGAAACATGGTTCGGAAAACAGTTGTCCGGCATCGTTGCGACAGAGAAAACCCTACTGACGCCGACCGAGGAATCAACCGCACTGGGTAAGGGCGCGAATCTCTATACCCCGCTGGCCGGCGTGGGTCACACGCACCCGGGCGCCATGGCATCGGGCCGGTTCATTGATATTCAACGCGGGATCGATTGGTTGGAAGCCCGTATCGGTGAGACGCTGGCCACACGCCTCCTGAATGAACCGAAGATCCCTTACACCGACGCCGGGGTCAGCATTTTCCACGGCGATATCGCGGCGGTAATGGATCAGGGGATTGCAAATAATCTCTTGGGTCCGTTGTTGGATGATTCCGGGGATCTGTACCGGATCAACATGCCGAAGGTAGCCGATCAGTTACAGTTGGATCGTACAAATCGCTACTATCCTGGCATCACGGTTGAGGCGCAGCTGGCCGGCGCGGTTCAATCACTGGAAATCACCGTCAACGCGCAGGTATAAGATCATGACCCAGAATGTAGAAACCTATGCTCCGCAGGACATTATTCTCAACGTTGCCGGGAAGATTATCACCGGATTCACCGATGACATGATCACCTGCACCTATGAGGCGAACCAGGTGGAGGATGAGGTCGGCGCCGATGGCGAGGTCGCGCGGCGCATCCTTCATGATCGACGGGCAACGCTCACCGTCACATTACAGCAGACCAGTAAAGCGAATCTGGTCCTGTCGACACTGGCGAACGTGGATCGCATCTCCGGCGATAGCATTTTCCCGATCGTGATGCGAAACAATCGCGGCACTGATCTGGTAGTCGGCGGTAGTGCCTGGATCCAGAAGCAGGCCGACAGCAATTTCCAGGCGACCCTGCAGGGCCGCGCCTGGCCAATCCGGATCGCCTACGCGCAGATCATCGTGGGTGGAGCGAGTTAATGCTTGATCAGAAAGAAATCACGGTCGGCAAGACGGGCTATACCCTGCAACAACTCAACACAACGAGCTGTTTGGAAATCGGCATTTCAATGATCCAGATCATTGCAGGTGCCGCCGAGGGTTTCGGCGATGTGCCTGCCGGTGGCGGGTTTCTGGATATCTGGGTCAATCCGGGCAAATTATCAGCCGGATTAATGAACAAGCTGGACGTGACCGGAACGCCGCAATTGATTAAGCGCATGGTGCGCGAGTCACTGATGGCGCCAGAATTTACCGAGGAATGGTATGAGGCCGAATTTTCCGGGGAGTTGGATAATCTGTTCATGTTGATTGAAAAGATCGTCGAGTTGAACCGGTATCCTGACCTAGTAAAAAAAAGACTTCCGGAAATTATGGGCTTGATTTCCTCAGTTACCGACACAGTGGACCCGGAATCCATCCCCTCTACATCCGGCCAATCGGATACCGCCTCTGCACCTTGATTGAAATTCAGCGGGATTATTCAATCTGGGACGTGATCGGAATGAATATCCTGATTGATGAAATGGAGTCGAGTTCATGAGTAACGGTATGGTCCTGCGTGAAATCGTCACCCGATTCAAATGGGAGAGCGACGAGCAGAGCGCGAAAAAGGTTGAACGGCGCGTCACCGGCCTGAAAAAGGGCATCGGTGGGATCGGGAAACTATTCGGGATCAGCTTGGGCATTGTCGGCGCTAAGGCGCTATTTAGTCTTGGACAAAATGCAGCCCGGGCCCAGTTCATGCTCCGCAACCTAGCCGGCACAGAATTCAAAGGCCTCCGTCAAAACATGATGCAGATCCGCCGGGATCTGGATTCGGTGCGACAGGGCGCCGGCAAGGTATTCCGGACACGCGACTTTGACGTTGCCGCCGCCGGTTATGTCCGGGTATTCGGGCGGGGGCGGCGGGAGTTGGAGTTATTCGAGCAGATTTTCCGATCCGCCGCGAAACAGTCCGCCATTACCGGCGAGAATGTCGTTCAATTGGTCCAGAAACTGACTGGAGCCGTGCAATCGGGCGATTTTAGCGCCCTGATGGACTTTCCGGGCATTGACCAGGCGTTCGTGAAACGTTTGCAGGATATCAACGCCATTCTGGATCCCGGTGAGATCGGCGGACAGGCCGCCATACGGCGAAATGCGCAGGAGCTCTCCCGGTCACTTCGCCTGATCGCCGACGAACAAACCCGATCCCTGCGAAACGTGCCGGGGCAATTGTTGGAGGCCGATAGTGCCGCGACCCGACTGCAAAACGGCATCGACCGGCTAGCCAAAACAATCAACGAAAAACTGATCCCGGTCCTTGAATCCATGAACACCCTGCTGGACCGTATGAATCAACTGACCGGTGGCGGCGATGCAAGTGCCGGAGGGATATTCGATGAGATTGGGGAGTTTGCGTTTCAACCGCTGAAACAGAAGGCGGTCAAGGCCAAGCGGGATCGCATGCTCCGCCAGTTCATGAGTGGCCGCACACCTGGCGCGAATTTTCCGCCGGATATCGTGGCGGAGGGACAGCGCCGGCAGGCGTTGTCGGCTGGGGCGGAGGCGATTTCCGTGCAGAATACCTTCCATATCAACGGCGCAGATCCGAATGCCGTTGCACGTGAGGTCAGTCGACTCCAGGCGAAAACCTTCTCGGATGCCCGTAAGAATGTCATCCCCACGGAGGATCGCTGATGCCCACGAATCAATCCGGCTTTGCCTCTGTGATCGTTGCCAAGATCGGCAATGTCAAAGTCGATGCTGTTCTGAATGAATTGCACCGATTTGACTCAACGATTACTGAAAACCCGGTCGAGGACGGCACAATCTACAGCGACCATGTGATCCTGCATCCGGTATCCTATGAGATGACCGGACGGGTCACTGATGCCTCGTTATCATTACTGGACCTGCGGGCCGCTGGTACCGCCGCCGATGCCTTTAGCGCTCTAGTGACCCTGCAGCGCACAACCGAACGGTTCACGCTGGTTACCGGAATCAATGTTTATGAAAACATGATCCTCGAGGGACTCAGCTTCCCGCGGCGAGCCGAGGATGGACGATCCATTCGGTTTGATTGCGTAGTCCGCGAAATCCTCGTCGTGGGTGATGAGGCCGCGACTAATCGGGATCGAATTGCCGGTGATGTACAGCATTCTGCATTACCCTATAGCGCGAAAGGGGTTGTTGCTAAGGTTCCAGTATTATGACTGTTTTCTATATTCCAGTTACTGACACGCCCGACGCCTTTATTGAACAGGTTGAACTCGACGGGCGAATCTATGATCTGGCATTTCGTTGGAGCGTTCGGGATAGTCACTGGTTTCTGGATATCGGTCGAGACGGGATTGTCCTGCTGTCC